AGACCTAGAGTGGCCTTTGTTGCTCCTACCTTTACACAGGCGAAGCGGATAGCTTGGGATTATGTAAAGTATTATGCTGGTGTAATACCTGGCGTTACCTTTAATGAGACTGAGTTGAGAGTAGACTTTCCTAATGGTGGGCGGTTGATGCTGTTGTCTGCTGAAAACCCTGACAGCCTTCGTGGTATTTACTTAGACCTGTGTGTGTTTGATGAATTTGGTATGCAGAACCCTAGAGTATGGGGAGAGGTTGTTAGACCAGCACTATCCGATAGACAGGGTGGTGCTGTTTTTTTAGGTACACCAGCAGGGCATAATCACTTTTTTGATTTACTGGAGCAAGCCAAAAAAGAGACAGCTAATGAAAGTGACCAGTGGTATTGGAAGATAGTTAAGGCTTCTGAGAGTGAGTTAGTGCCAGAAACAGAACTGGATGCTGCTCGTTCTATGATGACACCAGAGCAGTATGAACAGGAATATGAGTGTTCCTTTACTGCCGCTATTATAGGAGCGTACTATGGTAGATTGCTGGCTGACGCAGATGACGGTAATAGAATTACTAGAGTGCCGTATGACCCTGCTTATCCTGTGCATACAGCATGGGATTTGGGTATAAACGATAGTACGGCTATATGGTTTGCTCAGATATTTAGAGGCGGTGCAGTCCACGTTATAGATTATTATGAAAACAGTGGGGTGGGGCTAGACCACTATGCTGAGATATTGCGCCAGAAGGATTACCATTGGGGCGATCATCTTGCGCCACATGATATAGAAGTGCGGGAGCTTGGCAGTGGCAAGTCTAGGCTAGAGACTGCGTTTAGTTTGGGTATTCGCTTTAGGGTTATACCTAAGATGAAGATTATAGATGGGATTAGTGCAGCGCGTATGATGTTGCCTAAGTGTTACTTTGACAGGGAGAAAACACATGAAGGCGTTGAGATGTTGCGTCAATATCGCCAAGAGTTTGATGAAAAAAGAAAAGTATTTAGAGATCATCCACGCCATGATTTCACAAGCCATGCTGCGGATGCGTTTAGGTATTTGGCTATTGGGCTGGAAAATAAACAAACTATGGTCAAGCCTCCTCAAGCGATGGCAATGAATGACTATAACCCGTTTACGATATGACAGATGAAACTTATGAAAAGATTATATCCCTTGTTGCTGAAAGCCCGTATCACAGGGATTGGACTGTTAAAGACGTTAATGAACATATAGATACACCGATTGCTTTAGGTCAGTTTGTAACTGGTATAGATGATGATGAGAGTTTGTTTTTCTTTGCTACCTTTGCGTTTCCAGAAGAAAGCCATGTGCAAGAGTATCTAATGACTAATAATTTTCCAGAAGAAGGGTACTGCGCACAGGGGCAAGATATATGGATTATAGACTTTATTTGCTTGGGCGGTATGCGTGATATAACAGTATCTTTCCGTTGTTTAAAAAATCTGATATTGTCTATGGGATATAAGCAATGCTTTTGGTTGCGTACAGAAAAACAAAAACTTGGTTATCATAACGTAAAGGAGTAAGTCATGGGCGGTGGCGGTGGCGGTTCTGATAGTGGCGGTTACGATGCAGCACCTATGCAGTACCAAGAAAAACAGAGAAGAAAACGTGCTAAAGAAAAGCAACGTAAGCAAGAAGAAGCTATGATGAGACTAGCCGAATCTGAAGATGATTATGAAAAGGCAAGTGCTACACAGATTGATGAAAGCAATGAACAGGCTCGTCAAAATAAGAGAGACGTAGCTGCTCGTGACAGTGGTTTCTTTGCAAGGTCATCAAGCGGCAATTTCGTAAGGTCATCTTCTGGAACTGTTGTTGTAAGTACGGCTGGTCAACAAGCCAGAGAAAATATTCGTGCTGGTTTTGAGGGCAGGGAAGCTAGGGATATGGCTAAAGAGCAACCTGTTTCAGAAGATCAAACCCCAGTGAATACAAGCGAAAAATCACCAGAAATTGTAGATGATGATGTTGGTACAGCCGCGACAGTGCTTACCAAAAAGACTAGGCGGACAAGGGCTAAGCGTTCTGGTCAAGCTGGCGATTTTGGTGAAGGCATACTTGTTAGAAATACGCAAAGATAGGAGATTAAGATGGGATTTTTAAAACCAAAAGTAATTACACCTCCACCACCTCCCCCACCACCGCCAGAGCCAGATATGGCAAAGGCTACTGCATTAGCGGAAGAAGCTGTGGCTGGTGAGCGTAGAAGGCGCAAGGGTGCAGGGTCTACACAGGTTGCTGGACTTACAGCTACGCAAGCTACAACGGCAAAGCCAACATTGTTAGGATAAACCAATGGATGACATTAAAGCCATCATTAAAAGGTTTGAAGCCTTAGAAGGTCAGCGAGACAACTGGCAAAATCATTTCCAAGAACTTGCTGATTATATGCTCCCACGGAAAGCTGACATTGTGCGTAAGCGTACAAGAGGCGAAAAGCGTATGGAGCAGATCTTTGATGGCACAGCTCTGCAAGCTGTTGATCTGTTATCCGCTTCTTTACATGGTATGCTAACCAGTGGTGCTAGTGCTTGGTTTCATTTGGCAATGAAAGACCAGACTGTTGGTCGTGACCAAGAAGTGCAGAACTGGCTAGAAGATACTAGCAGTCGTATGCTACGGGCTTTTAATACGTCAAACTTTGAAACAGAAATCCATGAGATGTATGTGGATCTAGTTGTGTTTGGCACAGGCTGTATGTTTGTAGAGATGGATCAGGGCAAGCTACGGTTTAGCACTAGGCATATCTCAGAGTTTCACATAGCTGAGAACCAGTTTGGTTTAGTCGATACTGTATTTAGAAAGTATAAGTTGCCAGCCAGACAAGCTGTACTGCGCTTTGGCTACGAAGAAGTAACAGATTATATACGCAAGGTTTATGATAAAAGACCAGATGATGAAGTAACTATTCTTCACGCAGTTATGCCGCGATATGATCGTGACCCACAAAAGATGGACAGTGCGAATATGCCATTTGCTTCTGTTTACATTTGTATGGAAAGCAAGATGCCTGTTTCTGTAAAGGGCTTTCAAGAGTTCCCGTACGTTGTTCCACGATTTTTGAAGGCAACTGGTGAAACAATGGGGAGATCACCTGCTATGGTGGCGTTGCCTGACGTTAAGATGTTGAATCTTATGTCGAAAACCATCATACAGGCGGCACAAAAGCAGATTGATCCTCCACTGCTTGTGCCTGATGACGGATTTCTCCTCCCAATCCGTACTAACCCAGGTGGTCTAAACTTCTTCAGGGCTGGAAGCAGAGATACAATTACTCCTCTTAACGTGGGTGCTAACATACCTATTGGCCTACAGATGGAAGAACAAAGACGCATGGCTATTCGTTCTGCGTTTTATGTAGACCAGCTATTGTCAGGTGGTGCGCCTAACATGACAGCTACAGAGGTTATCCAGAGGCAAGAAGAACGCATGAGGGTAATTGGCCCTGTGCTTGGTAGATTGATGAATGAGATGTTGCGTCCATTGATTGACAGAGCATTTTCATTAATGTTGCGTGAAGAGATGCTTGCACAGCCACCAGAACTGCTACAGGGGCGTGATGTGGATATTGAGTATGTATCACCTCTAGCTCGCGCACAGAAGTCTAGCAGTCTTAACAATACAATGAAGGCACTAGAGATATTGATGCCGTTGTCGCAGTCATTGCCTGTTGGGGATCACATTGACCCTGATGGCCTTGTGCGTCACGTTACTGACGCTCTGGGCGTTCCTAAGACCGTGTTGCAGTCTGATGTAGAAATACAGCAGCAGCGTCAACAAAGAGCAGAGCAGCAACAGCAAATGGCTGAGAGACAGGAAGAGCAAGAAGATGTCTACACAGCCGCACAAGCTGCACAGGCAGTTAGAATGGTACAGAAGTAATGCAAGAAGCGGCAAAGATGAAGTTAATGTATAATGACCTGTTTACTGGCGAGGCTGGTAAGAAGGTGTTAGGAGATCTAGAGGCGCGTTGTAATTGGCGTACCTCTAGTTATGTAGCTGGCGATGCCAACGCTACAGCCTTTGAGGAAGGCAAACGAGCAGTGCTATTGCACATTCACAATATGTTAAGAGAGGACTAACAATGTCAGAAGCAGAACAGGCAATCCAGCCAGAAGTTACAGAAGCAGCCCCAGCAATGCTGGAAACCCCTGCTGAAGTTGCTCAAGGTGGATCTGGTAACGACTTCTTAAATTCAATACCAGAGGATCTAAGGCAACACCCAAGCCTATCGCCTATTAAGGATGTGGAGAACCTTGCTAGGTCTTATGTAAACGCACAGCGTTTGATAGGTGCAGATAAAATACCTATGCCAGTAAACCCAACAGAAGAAGATCTGGACAGGATTTACAGCAAGCTAGGCAGACCAGAAAGTCCAGATAAGTACGGAATTGCTGCGGATGGTAATGTCTTAACAGAAGAAGCAGCTAATGCTTATGCAGATGTGGCTCACAAGTTACGCCTTACACCTGACCAAGCTAATGGTGTTTTAGAATATTATCGCTCTACTGTAGCAAATGATGCAGAGCAGTTTAGTGCGCTTAACGAAAAGGCTATGGAAGATGCGGCATCTTCTTTGCAAGCTGAGTGGGGCGTTGACTATGACAATAAAATACAATCTGCACAAAAAGCAGTAGACCAGTTTGAGGCTGGGGGCATTATGGAAATGCAATTAGCTGATGGAACTAAGCTAGGAAATCATCCAGAAATCATCAGAGCGTTTGCAAAAATTGCAGATTTCAGGCAGAATGTAACCAGTGAAGATACAGTTTCAGAGAGTGCTTCATCATTGGGTATGTCAACTCAACAAGCAGGGAATGAGATACAAGCCATTATGGGCGATAGATCTCATGCTTATTGGGATAAGAAAAACCCACAGCATCAACAGGCCGTAGACCGTATGGCACAGCTTATGGAGATGCAGCATGGCTGATACTGATCAGTTATCGCCAGTTGAAGTGCGACTAGAGTGTTTGCGTATTGCGGTAGAGTTTGGTACTCAGCGTGATATATTAAATCCCGATCAGTTGGTAGACAAGTATTATCAACTGGTCACTCAGGGTAGCGGTGCAAATCGTCCTGTTGACAATCGGAAAGACGATAGACGAAAGCAGTCTTAAAAAGCTAGGCGTGTCCGTCATCGGGTAGCACACTGCAAGTTAGTTCAAATGTAACCTGTAGAAAAGGAGAGACATTATGTCTACTCAAGTAACTACGGCATTTGTCCAGCAGTATTCTGCTAACGTGCAGATGCTATCACAGCAGATGGGTTCTCGTCTGCGTGATACAGTGCGCGTAGAATCTATGACTGGAAAAAATGCTTTTTTTGACCAAGTTGGTGTAGCCACTGCGGTCAAGCGTACAACTCGTCATGGGGATACCCCACAGATTGATACACCTCATGCAAGACGTAGAGTCTCGCTTGTGGATTACGAATATGCTGATCTAATTGATGATCAGGATAAGATTCGTATGCTTATCGATCCTACATCGTCTTACGCAATGGCTGCTGCCGCAGCTATGGGTCGTGCGATTGATGACGAGATCATTGCAGCCGCTACTGGCACTGCATTCACTGGTGAAACTGGCTCAACTTCAACAGCCCTGCCTGCTGGTCAGCAAATCGCTGCTGGCGGTACAGATATGACTGTTGCTAAGTTGCGTGAAGCTAAGAAGATTTTGGACTTGGCTGACGTTGATCCTTCTATCCCACGCTACATTGCGGTAGGGCCAAACCAAATTGAATCTCTGCTGGGTGATACAAACGTAACATCTTCAGATTTCAATACGGTAAAAGCTCTTGTGCAAGGTGATGTGAACCAGTTTATGGGTTTCACTTTCATCATGTCCAACCGCTTGTCATTGTCTGGCTCTACTCGCACTTGCTTTGCATGGGCAGAAGATGGCATGGCATTGGCTATAGGGCGTGACGTTAATGCTCGTATCGATGAGCGTGCAGACAAGGGTTACTCAACCCAAGTCTACTACGCCATGAGCGTTGGCAGTACGCGGATGGAAGAAGAAAAAGTCGTTCAAATCGATTGCGCTGAATAGGAGATTGAAGAATGGCTACTGTATATTCCGTACAAAAAACTAAGTGGAATCAAAATGTTCCAGCCGAAGCTATTGATACTAATGAGTTAGGTGGTCGTATCCGCGTTGCACACGCTGTTTACGAAGCATCTGCATTGGCATCAGGTGACGTTATTGAGATGTTTAACATCCCTAATGGCGCACGTTTGCTGGAAGGTTCACTTGCACATGACGCACTTGGTGGGTCAACAACATTGTCTGTAGGGCATGAAGCATATACCAACTCTGCTGGTACTGCTGTGTCTGCGGCAGCCGCAGCTTACAAAGCCGCAGCCGCTTCTACATCTGCACAAAAAGTAGATGTATTAGCTACTCTGGCACTAGGCTCTGGTACAGTTGTTGACGCAAACAAGGATGGCTTGCCTGTAACAGCTACAATGGGCGGTGCTGCTGGCACTGGTACTATTGAGCTTACATTCAAGTATGTCATTGACTAATGCCAATCAGAGAGGGGCAGAACAATCTGCCCTTCTCATCATTAGGAGTGTGTAATGCCTTCAGTTGTGGACATTTGTAACGAAGCAATGGATTTGCTAGGTGCATCTACTATTATTTCTTTAACTCAGGATTCTAAAGAAGCGCGTCTGTGCAACAGGCGTTTTGATACTGTTAGGGATAGTGTTCTGAGAAATCACATCTGGAATATAGCTCTTACCAGAAAAACGATTGCGGCAGACGCGGTTGCCCCTGATTTTGGCTTTACATATCAATACACATTACCAACAGAACCATATTGCTTGCGCGTAGTCTCTTTTTGGAACTCCGTTGTAAACAACGAAATCGCAGCATACGATAGCAATGTGATGTATAAGATTGAAGGTCGCAAGATACTTTCTAACGAGGGAACTTGCAAAATTACTTACATAGCTAGGGTGAGCGACACAGAGCTTTATGATAGCCTACTGTCCTCTACTATAGCTTACAGATTAGCGGCAGACACAGCCTATAACATCACAGGCAGTATGTCCGTAGCTCAGAATATGCAAGCCTTATATGAAGCAAGGCTAAGAGAAGCGAAGGGTGTGGATGCTATGGAAGGTTATCCAGAGCAACCGCAAGCTAATGAGTATATTGAAGTAAGGTTCTAAAATGGCGAGAGTATCGACTATTGTAACCAACTTTCGCGCTGGTGAACTTTCGCCAAGACTAGAAGGCCGCATTGACTTAGACAAGTACAATGAAGCCGC